TTCTACATTATATCGTTTACAAATGTGATTATGAGTTGCTTTAAAGAGTTTTAATCCGTATGAACAATCTAAGTCATCACTAAATTCATGCTCCTCAAATTCGTCTTTATTTATCCATTTAAAGGTAACTTTGGTATCATCTCTTAATTCTAAAGATGTGTGGGTGAATAAACGAATGGTGGTATTGATTACAGCACCAGTATGATACTTGCAATAATCAGGCATATCCGTTCCACCACCACCAAAACTAATTCTGAATGGAACTTTGCTCCTGTAAATTTTTCTCTTCATCTTCTGTTATTTGTCCTCCGTTTTCTGCGTACCAATTTTTTACATTTCGTTCACCTACTAATAAGAAAAAGCAATTATAACATAATGCTCTAATATTGTCTAATTTTCTATTATTCAAATTTCCATCAAGAAAGTCAATTAATAGTGGCATTTTACCATCCGTAATTCTTTCTTCACTAAACCCACAACTACTACAAATTTTTGGAATATATCCACTATTAAATAGTTTGTTTTTAAATTTATGTAATGGGTAGTGTAAGTGTTTACCTTCAATAATATCATCAATATGATATTTTTTGTTTTTGATTGTTTTGGCCTTTTCAATGCCAATACCATATGGGTTCTTAAGGTCGTCAAATACACCATACATCTTTGCGTATTTCTTATATGTGTTATAAGATACACCCAATGTTCTTGCGGCTTCAAATGCCGAACGTGATTTTTCTTGTGCTGCTTTGATTTGGGATTCCATTAAAGGTCGTGCACCCAATCCTCTTTTTGTAGTTCTACTATTTTCTAAATTTGGGAAAAACCCTTCTACTTCTTGGTTTTCATTTTCCATACTAATAACTATTTAATTATACCAATAAGTATATCAAAAATTAAATTAAATTTAATCTAGCAAAAAGTTTTTTAAATATATTTTTAGAATCTAAAGGGCCTTCAATATTAGGCCATTTGTTAACATAGTGAGTTAAATATTCGGCTATTAATCTATGTGCACCTATACCAGGGTGATAGTCATCGTATCCGATTTCATCTGTTAATGATTTTTTATGGAAATTTTTATACCAATCTACAACACAAAATTTATTACCACCATCAAATTGAACAAATCTATTATAAACATTTAATTTTTTGTTTATTTCTTTTATTGAATAACTTACATCGTGATTATCTTGATATTCACCACCATCTATTATTAGATATTGAACTTTATTTAATTCTAAAAAAGAAATCAAACCCATTAGTTTTAAAGATTGGGAATCGTATTGAAATTGTGTATTACCAAATTCACCAAACCAATTTCTGACATGATGATAAACATCTACATAATCAGCCGATTCGGTTGCATCTATTGGATTTTCGATATTACCACGTGTTATATTTATAATTCTATTTAATGTATTTGAAAATAATTCTGTTCTAAATCCTATTGGTAATTCTAATACAAATAAAGTTTCATTTAACTTATCAAAATTTTTAAAACAATATTCATATGTTTTTCTAATTAATCTATCGGCCGAACCACCCCATCTACTATCTTCTACCAATTCTAATTTTAAATTATTTGCAAGTAAAGTTGGCCAAATAACATCTTCACGATTTTTATAATCTATACCAAGTTTTGAATATGCTTTTTTTATTCTTTCTTCATGTAGTGGCCATCCCCATGTAATACTGGAACCATTTGTGTATAGTTTTTTTATTTTACTTAAATTCATTATAGTAACATTTTTATTAATTTTTTAAAGGTATCATCCGTATTTTCCGATGTGTCTAAGTCTACATAAAATTCCGTAGGTGGTTCGTAGTCTAACGCAAACTTATCTTCTCTACCTCTAATTTTTTTAGTATGACAATATATCTCTTGTACCTTGCATTGAGACTTAAATTCCTCTCTTAATTCTTTATAAGGACTAACTAAACTGATTACGACATCATTCCCTGATGCGTCTAAAAACTTTGCTATATCAAATGCTTTGTTAATGTTCTTGTATCTTCCTTCTTTGGAATAATCTGTATTTGGGAATAGTTCTCTTAATTGGTCTCCGTCAATATGAAATACGGATTTTCTCCAATTTTTCTTATCAGTTTGTAACCACATTTGTAACTTTTTAGCCAGAGTAGTTTTACCACTTCCGGGTTGACCTGTGAAAAGGTATATCATAACTATTTATTTTTTAATGCGAATTGTGCCGCTTTGTATGCTGGTTTAGTTTTATCGTATCCTAATGCTGTTTTAATTTTGATTTTATTACCTGTCTCTGGATTTTTGATTGTTTTATCTAAATCCTTTGGTAATAATGCTTTCAAACTCATATTATTTTTTTTAGGTTCAACTCTTTTTGTTGCTTCCTTATCCTTTTGTGATTTCATATCAGATTGTTTTGGGGGTGCGGGGGTATCGTGCTTAACATGACTAACCTTCATTTTGATATTAGGATATTTATCTTTAAGTTTGTTTACTGCCGTAATATTTTTATGTGAATCATCTATAAAAAAGACATCGTTATATCCTGCTTTAATTTTATCTTCAATCCAATCCGCTTTGTCTTGTGGGTTATTTGATGCCAATGCAACTACATATATTCCTTCCAACCCAATATCTTGTAAGTAATCCTTAACAGGTTTGTATGCAGCTCTTGCTGTTAATATAACTATCTTCCTTTCTCCTTCTGCGTTTGCAACTGTTTTTAATAATTTAGTTACACCTTTAATTTCTTGTGGTTGTTTAACTTGTTCAAAATCTGAAAAATCATAATTGTCTCCGTCCTTTGGTTCATACACTGCGTATTCTCCAGGAGTTAATTTTGATTTTTTTCCGTCTTTACCTGTAATGTATATGTGAGATTTTGTTTTAACCAATGTATCGTCAAAATCAAATATTCTTAATTTTTTGGTTTCTTCTTCTTGCAATGGTGTGAATGCGTTTACCATTGGGTTTCCGTAAACTTTACCCAATTCAATATTGCGGCCGCCTAACTTTGCAAATCGTTGGCCGAAAAAGAATTCTTTAAGTAAATTAACCATTTAATTGTTTCTTAGTTTTTGGTAGTGCCTTTTCTAACTTATCGTTCTCTTTTGTAAGGAATTCAACTTTAACACCCAATGCTGCTACTTCTCTTGTAAGTTCTAACACCATATTACGAAGGTCATCTTTCTCTTTTGCAGCGGCTTCTAATAATGCTTCTAATTTAGAGATACGGTCTTTACAATCGTGTCTCACAAAATCATCATCTCTCTCTTTATTTAGAGCTCTTTTTTCGTAATATCTCCATGCACCCGTACCACCTAATACGGTTATTGCCGTAATTAATACTGAATAAATATTTTCCATTATTTTTCTCCTAATTTATGATAGCCTGTGTTGGCTTGGTTAATAAATTGCATTGCTTGTGAAATATGGTCTTGAATCCATCCCGGTAAATTTATTTCTTCTTGACCTACTTTACCTTTCAATTCGGTTGCGTTTCTAATAATATCGTCTAATTGACCACCTGCCATAGATACTTCGTGGTCTTGTGTTTCAGGACCTTCATTTATTCTACTTTTAAGTAATTCTGTCATTTTATTATAGACCTGTTCTCCACCATCCTCACCTAAACGATATGCTCCGCCTAATTTTTCATAGATTTGAATCTTATGTTTCATTGGAAGCTTTTTTTCATTTACTGCTTTCCAAATTTTGGGATGTGTTATTTCAAATTTCATATTTTATTATTGTATATACGGATATAAATATTAAATTTTATTATTAAATTAATCTTTTAATCCAATAAAAGATAATAATGCATATCTACCCATTCCATTTGTAACTTTTGTAACTTCATGTTTAGTATTAAATTTTTTTAAATCAATAACCGCTACATTGCCAAAGGTCGGCGATACTTTTATTTCATCATTTAAAACTAACAACCCACCATCGTTGTCATCGTATGTTTCATTTAAATATATTAAAATATTACATAACCTATCACTATAATGTTCAGGTGCATCTTTATGTGGTTCTATCATTCCATCGATATCATAATATGTAAATTCTAATGATGCACTTATTTTTTCTAAATCATTTAAATCATACAAATAAGAAATTACTTTTATAAAAGCGTTTCTAATATATTCAATATCATCCACACTTCTTTTATCAAGTTCATATAAAGGTTTAAAATACCAAACTTGCCATAAGTTTAATTTTGATTGATTTAATATTTCATCTGCTTTCTGTTTTGCCAAATCAAATGTTTCAAATCTTTCATTTATTTGTAAATTTGTATTATTTAAATTTGCATCCAATCTTAAATTATTCATATGTTCTTTTAAGTTTTTATCTGCAGTACATTTAAATTGTTCCAAATATTTATAAAATTCTTCATCAAATTCTTTTAAGTCAAAGTTACAATATCCCTTTGCTTGGAGTGTTTCTTTTGCTTTTTCAATATTCATATTATTTATTTTTTATTAGATTTTCTAATCCTATATAAAACATTTGTTCATTATATTTTTTGAACTCTTCTCGTTTGTCTATAAATTGTATTTGTTCTTTATAAGTAGTTGTTCTATCAAAATAATTTTCACAAACAACAACATTTTTTATTTTGAATTGTTTTATCATTGGGTCTTGTAATAGTTGTGCTCCCCACATTAAATAAGTATCATCCAATCCATAGTGTCCATAGTTCTCTGGAAATGGTATTACTTTCATTAACTCCTTTGATATTAATGCAAACCAACCACCACCGAATTTCATATATGGTTGACCAGGTACATTATTACGAAGTTCTTCTAATGTAGGTTCTCCATAAATAGTAGCATCGATATGTGGATTATTGGTTGCCTGATATCCAATGGTTTTATTTATAAAATTTTCATTTACTAGACAATCCCAAGTTGAATCCCATTGTCTTACTATTTCAGGAATACATACAAATTTAGTAATTCCGGCATTCTCAATTATGTCTATTGAATTTATTGAATGTGCCAATGTTAATGGGTCAAATATAATATCAGTATCTAACCACAAATAATAATTTGAATCCGAATAACCCGATAATCTTCTCATTGAGGTACAACCATTAATAGTAGTTGTAGTTTCAAAAATACCAGGAGCTGCCCATTTGGTTAATGGTTTTAATCTTAAAAACTTTTCAGTAACTTCCTCAATACTAACACTACTTTTACTCCAATCGATTATCTCATCGGATACACACATAACAATATTAAATTTAATATTCTCACATTGTTCTTTTGTTAGATAATCTTTTCCAACATTCAATCTATTCAAAGTTTTTTCTAAATCATCAATATCGGTTGGTGCTATCCAAATTACAATTTCTGTCATATTAATTCTTTTACTTTTGCCATTCTACCAAACACACTTATTTGATTTTGACCTATCAATGGTAGATTATCCGTTAATAAAACTAATTGCTCTTTATCAATCATATATTTATATTCATCTTTTATCTCAACAGGCTCTCCGTTTTTAATTTTGTTTTTAATATAATTGATAAATGTATTTGGATTACTTCCCCATGTGATATTGCCAATTCTAATAATGTTATAATTTTCAAAATTGGATTTTATAAGTAATTCCATTCTGCGTTTATGATTATGATATTCGTTATTTTTATTAATATCATCTAATGCAATTGTACTGAAATAAAATAGACATTTAGTTTTATCTTGTTTATCCAATAATTCCATTTCACGTTGAAATTCCGTTTCTTTAGTTTCAGTACTTTTTGAAACACCAGCTGCAAAGAAAATTGCCCCGTGTCTGTCGTTTAATACGGAAGCTATATCACCTCTACCTACAATCATTATTTGTATTTGTTTGTTATTAAAGTATTTAATTCTGAATTTCTATCGTATTGATGTACTAATACAAATGGAACATCACCGTTCATAACTAAATCATTTTCTATTTTAAAATCAATCTTTGTAGTTCCAACTTGTAATGCAAAGTTGGAGTTAATATCAATTTTATCTTTTACTAAATTATTTGATATAATAAAATTAAAAGAACTTTGGTCGGTGAAATGTCTTACATCTCCTGATTGTGATACTAACCAATTTAACATTAACAAATCTTTTACCGATTTATATTTTCCGGCAATTACTCCAACATTTCCTATCATATTTGGTTTTATCCATTCCCAAAACATCGGGCCGTATCCTTCGTGTATATTTTTATAACCCCATGCTTCATTTTCATATGTCACACATTCGGAAGCACATAGTATTTCCGTTTTAAGATTTTGTTCTAACCAATTGGATGGATTTGTTTGCCACACTATATCTCTAACATCAGTTGTAATTATATGATTCCATTCTCTCACATCATTCTGTAAGAACCACCACATATCAATTAATCTTCTCATATGAGGATGACCTTGTAATTCAGCACCATAACATTCCCAACCTTTATCTGTTAAATAATCAATTGTTTCTTTTGGTATGTTATAGCATATCATCACCTTATCACCATCGTAACCACAATCGTTTAGTGATTCAATGTATAATTTAATCTTTTCTGGCAAATAGTTTGCTATTGCTGATATAACTAAATCTTTCATTATAACTTTTTAATTTCTTCTATATCTTTTAAATAATCAACTATTTCGTAGTTTTTCCAATTGGTATAGTTGGGATATAAATCTGGTCGTTCGTGATACCAAGCTTGTACCATTTGTGTATTTTGAATAACATCATATCCACCCGCCATAATGACCAGTTGTCCTAAACAATCTGGCCAACCAATAATTTTATCATGCAATGCAATGGTATCATAATTTAATTCTAATATCCGTCTAAACTTTTCCCAACTCCAAATCCATTTTTGACAATCTATAATAAACCCACCACTAGCACCATATCCTTTGTTGCCAAATATATTTAACGGAACATTAGTATTACCCCCCACTTGTTCTATTATATTTAATATAGTTTCTGTTATTATATTTGCATTATATTCTAAAACTGATATTCCAAATTCTCTATTTTTAATAATACTGATTGGTTTGATAATAAAACTATCTTCTTCTAAGACAACCATAAATTTAGAATCCGATTTTTTACAGGCCCAATATATGTTATCACACCAAAGTAATGCGTTATCTTTTGGCCAACATTCTCTATCACTTTTATGATTTTGAAAATTACCAGGATATCCTATTTGAAATGGATTTTTATAACATTCTGCATTATATTTTTCAGCTATTTTTGTATAATTTTCAAAATCACCATTATCATCTACACTAATATAAATATCCCCATCAGGATAGAACTCTCTGAATTTACGCAAGGAATTATCAGCTGCTTCCCAATTTTTATAACCCCAAAGATATGCATTTAACCACTTATTCATAGTATATTTTAATAAGAATATTTATCAAAAAATTCATCAATTTCTAATAGGTTTAAAAAATATTTTCTATCACTTGCAAAAGTATTCCAATTTAAAGATTCTTCTAATGTGAACCTATCAATTGGTGTATTTTTTCCTTTTGAAATCACACCTACACCATAATCAGTATTAACTACTGATATATCTAAATTTATATCCAAATGTCTTAATTTTACAATAGATTTCCAAACATCACCATTCCACGCAACTGCTTGTCTAGGTACTAATTGTGAATCATATGAGCATGGATTACAATCGTGTAAAAATATAAAACCACCATCGTTTAAATGTTCTAACGCATTTTTAATATCAATATCAACTTGTTCTGAATGATGTAATCCATCTATAAAAATAACATCATATTTTTTATTAGCTATTTCAGGTAGTGCAAAAAATTCATTAGAACCCATTTTGTAATTTATTTCTGGACAAGTAACATTTTCTTCTACTACGGGGTCAACACCATCCTTATTTAGTGCTTCTATTTTTCTAATACAATGCCCAAATGCTACACCTATTTCTAAGTAGTCTTTAAACTCATATTTATTTATAATATAATTTACTAAATCATATCTTTTTACTATTGAATTTTCTTGTTCAATAATCAACTTGTCTTGTGTGTTATCTATCATATTATTTATTTTAAAAATATCTTTAACTTCTATTTTTCCAAATCGTGTATCTGGATTCGATGCATAATTATTTGCTAAATGATATGAATAACATAATTCACTTATTTTATTATTTTCAATTCTAATCAATGGCCGTTTATTTAATGTCCACATTGGATAAGATGCTGCATCTTCACGTGATGTATTTAAATCCGTAAAATTGTAATTTATAGATTCTTTTAATTGTTTTTGTGGCATAATCCAAAAAGCGTGATATGGTTCACTCAATGTAGTAAACATTTTATTATTTACGATAATCGGTTCAATGTTTTGTTTATTAATAATATCTGTTACAAATTGCCTATCGTTATATGATTCAATCCTAATAAAAGATGGAACACATCCCATATTCCACAATGTACCAAAGTTATTGATATATTCATTAAATGAATCATATGGTACTAACATATCATCCTCTACATACATAAAATAATCATAAACATCAATATTATCTATAAAATGCTTTCGGTGCATATATGTAAGATGATATGGATGTTCTAACTTATGTACAACTGTTTTTACATTTAATTCCAGTGTTTCATTTGTATCCACAATTATATCTACATCTAATTGATAATTATTATAATTTTCAATTACTTTTTTAATATATTGTATTCTATCTATATTATTATGAAACGCAATACAAACTAATATTTTATTATTTACCATATTTTTGCCAGTCGTTATGTTTGAATAATCCTGCAATATTTATACCTACTTTCATTAATACTCATATTATTTTTTGTTTCATCTAATTTACTAATAATTTTTGATATTACCAAATCTTTTGTTTGTCATATTATATCTTTTCAAAATAACCACCGATATCAAATTTGGTTTTCATATATATTGAACCATTTTGATTTGGTATGAATTTATTTGGGTCAACTAATCTAAAATCAACTGATACTCTGGTTTCACCACTTTCGTTTGGTTTATTACCATGTTGTAAATTTGCACCATCAAATACTAATATTTCACCATAGTTTACTTTATATGGCGCATAATCATCTTTATCCTCTTTACTCTCCATCCATATAGTATTTTGTTCATTGGTATTTACAAACGGCATCCAAAAATTTACTTCCGATGTACCATGATTATAACTTCTGTCTTTATGCCATTCAAATACACCCAAATTACCTTCTGCGAATTGTATTCTAAATGTTGGTATTTTTTGATAAATTATTTCATCATATTCAAATTTTTCTTTTAATTCTTTTATCAATTCAAAATATAGTGGATAAAATTCTTTTGCAAATTTATCATAATACATTTTATGCCATTTTGTAGATTGTTCGGTTCCTTTAATAAAGGTATCATATTTTTCCAATAAATGTAAATCTTCTAATGGAATGGTATCGCCATCCCATACCTCTAACATTTGTGAAACTATTTCTCTAAATGGATACTTTTGTGTATCGTAATTGATTTTGTATGGAGTAGGTAAATACATTATATAATTTTAATTTCTGGTAAAAATGTTATAAACTTTCCGTCATAATCATTTTTAAAACTATCAATGATGTAATCGGCAAAATTATGTGCTAACACTACAATATAGTCAATTTTTTTGGATTTAACAAATTCTCTGCCAACTATTTTAATACCCGTACCTGGCATATATTTACCTTGTTTAATATCCGTATCATCAATTATGAAGTCAATTTCGGAATCGGTAATACCACAAGTATTTAAGAAAACACAACCTTTGGCACCTGCACCAAATGCTGCAATATTTTTACCTTCCGATTTAAGTTGTTTGATTATATCTTTACACTTATCTAAATGCATATAAACATCCTTGCCCCAATTTTTATAATATTCCAAATCATAATTTTTTTCGTTTTTTATAATTGAATCCAATGAATCATCTGCTTCAATATTAAAAGTTTGCTTTATCATTACCAATCTTAAAGTTCCACCATGTATGTTTTGTTTTTCAGCTCTAATAATTCTAAAACCATGTTTTTCCATCATTAATTTTAATGAATTAACTGAATAGTAATAAACATGCTCATGATAGATTTGGTCAAATTGGTTAGTTTCTAAATCATGTATCCAATAGGGAAATTCTAACAACCATATTCCATCATCTTCTAATAAATGGTGTACACCATCTGCAAATGAATTGGTATCTTTCAGGTGTTGAAATACATTCGTAGATGTTATTACTTTTACTTTACCCCCAACTTTCTTTGCGGTTTCTAATGAAAAGAAATCGTTCAATACGGGTATTCCCTTTGCTTCCGAAAGTTTTGCTAAATTTTTAGATGGGTCAATGTTCAAATAATGTAATCTGATATTTGACATTTTTTTGAATGCTTGTAATAATGTTCCATCATTTCCTCCAATATCGACTATACAATCGTTATAGTGTAGTTTTGTTAATCCGGATATGTAATCAAACATTTTTTCACAATGATGAATATATGGTATATTTACTTCCGATTTAAAAAGATAGTTACTAAACATCAATTCACTATTTACCGAATGACTTAATACTGATAAATTTGATTTAGTAAATAAATTAACTTTAAGTGGAAATCTTTTACAATTTATTGATTCTTCTCTGGTAGCACATAAATTATTAACTAGAGGAAATTCACCTAAGTCAAAATAAGTTATATATTCCGTATCATCTGTTATTGGACATTTTACAATTTCTGTAAATTCTTTCATTTATTTAAAAATTTATTTAACTTATCGATTGAAAATGATGTATTTTTTGGATAACCATCTGGAACATTTACCGGCATTACATTTGGAAAATCTATATGAACTAAATCATATATTGATTTTGATTCCGTTCCAACGTGATATATTCCTGATTCGTTTGCGTTTATTAATTTAATTATTAGTTCTGCTATTTTATGTGTATAATCAAAATTACCAATTCTATCTACAAATGCTTTTTCAAATGGAAATGGATATGGTTTGTGAGTACATCTACATATTAAATAATTATTAGATAATAATTGAATTATGCCATCTCCCAACAATTTAGTATAAGAATACCAATTTTCACAATGAACCGGCACATCTTCTTCGGTTGCATTTTTATTTATATTGTTTGCAAATAAATAATCTGTTCCAATATGAACTAATTTTATGTTATTTGAATTACAAAAGTTTATAAGATTGTAAACTGCTTTATAGTTCGTATTCCAATGTGAATTTTTGTCAATAGAATATGTGTCTGTGTTTGCAATACAATTTATAATGATATCGTATCCTAATAATTTTGAAAAAGTAGATTCATCATTTATATTAAATGCATCCCTTTTACGAGATATACAATCCCAATTAGTTTGTCTAACTATTTCGGAACCAAGTAAACCATCTCCCAAAACCAATACCTTCATTATTTGAATTTTTTAACAACTTCTTCAATATAATCAAATACCATATCAGTATAATGAGGTGCTGCTCCAATAAAGAATACCTTATCTAATACTTTGTTTGCTTCTGGATAATTTTTAAAATCATCTAAGAATGCGTATCCTGGATGTAATAAAATATTTCCTGCAAAGTAGTTTCTTGTTTGAATTTTATTTTCCTCTAAAAATGTAACCAATCTATGTTTTAATTCTGGTTCGTCACAAATAAATGGTGTTCCAAACCAACATGGGTCAGCTTTATCTAATTTGGATGGAGCTCTTAATCCAGGTATATTGTTAACAAATATTTGAGTAAGTCTTTCTTTACTTCTTCGTCTATTTGTTTCAATTTCATCTAATTTTTCTAATTGAACAATTCCAATTGCTCCTTGTAAATCCAATGGTTTTAAATTATAACCCATATTACTGAAAACATATTTATGGTCAATTACATCATCGTAGTTTTCTAACCATTTGTCAAATCTATTTCCACAAGTTCCACATGGTAATAAGTTTGCAGAACCGATACAATAACAATCTCTACCCCACCATGAATAACTTACAAATAATGCTTTCAGTTCATCATCGTTTGTACAAATCATTCCACCTTCACCCGTGGATATATGATGTGCAGGATAGAATGAATTTGAAAATGCCACATAGTAGTCAGTTAATGGTTTATCATTCCATTTTGTACCCAAAGAATCACAATTATCACCAATTATCTTTAAATCATACTTATCGGCAATCTCTTGCAATCTATCCATATCTGGAGGATTACCTAAAACAGGTGATACAAATATACCTTTTGTTTTTTCAGTAATTTTTGATTCAATTTGGTTTAAATCAAAGTTTAATGTATCCCACTCAATGTCAATAAATATCGGCTTTAATCTATGCTGATACAATACTGAAATTGTAGTCGGAAATCCGACTGATGATACAATAATTTCATCATCATCTGCCCAATTAAATCTTTTCTTTAATGCAGCTATTAATACTAAGTTAGCAGAACTACCTGAATTAACCATATGCGAATGTTTAACATTGATTTTTTTACTAAATTTATTTTCAAACTTATAAACTTTTTCACCTGCGGTAATCCATTTACCATTTAAGAAAGTATCAATTGCTGCTTCTATTTCTTTGTTATCCCAATATGGGCCTGAATAGTAAATTGGCGTTTTACCTGCTTCAAATGTTTTTGCATTGTAAATATAAGGTGCTACATGGTTTCCTACCAATCCCTTAATATTATTTAAATATATCATATTTTATTTTATATATTCTTTAAATGTTGTTTTTTTATTTTCCATATTTTTGCCAATCATTGTGTTTAAATAATCCTTCACCATGTCCAACTTTATATTCCTGTTGTGCCCACCACTTACTAATGTTTCCTTCTAATGCAATACCTTCTCCTGCAAATGGTCTAACTACATCTAAATAAAATTGTTTTTTATAAAGACATGGATTGTTTGTCCAATTACCATAACGAGAGGTAGTCCAAAACATATCTTCCGATTTTTTAATTAAATCAGGAAATTCAACGGATGGGTCTAACCAATGCAATGAATCCAATAAGTGTGGAGATTGACAACCGATTTCATCATCATAATAAGTAAGTTCTTTACCCTTGTGTCTAAATGAAAAATGTGGGTTGCCTGGATTTGCTCTATGTCTTAAACGAACAACATCCAATCCCATTTCAATTGCTTGATAACTTCTTTTTAATCTATCGTATGTAGTTTGTTTATCCTCAATCAAATTCCAATCATGTTCTAATACTAAAACATAATCCTCTTTTGCGTTTTCGGTTAATCTAATAAATGCTTGACCTATTCCAATGTTCTTTTGTAAACCTATGAAATCCAATCCAAAATGTCTTGCAATTTCCATATCTTGTGGTGTGACTTCCTGAAATAGAATAGTAACATCGTTTACCATATCCAATAAACCATTTTCGTAATATGTAGTTAGTGTATCTACTAATACTTGTCCACTATGCCAGGATAATATTCCTATACTAATTGGTAATTTTTCCATAATTAATTGTGTATAAAAAGTGCTTTATTTATTTTTTCTATTTGGTCTGGGTTTTGGCAATTCTTTTCAATATATTCTTTTAAAAATAAAAAATCAGCTTCCATAATAGTTCTATCAAATTTTATGTCTTTTGTTAAATTTGCTCTATAAGCAAAGCAACCTAAATCATTTAAACCAAATTCTAAAGATGTCTTGTAGTATTCATATGAACCAATATATTCACCGGTAGAGTCTATCATATCCGAATTGTATAACATATCAAAATAAATTAAATTTACATTTGGATTTTTTTCTATTACTTTGTTTAATATTTTAATTGTATCTTGTGAATAATAGTTATCATCATTTGTCATTATTACCCAATCACAATCTGTATTAACAACACTTAAACCGTATTCAAAATTTCCATATAAATTAAATTCCCCTTCGAATTGGTCTGATATTGCTTTGTTTAATTGTGTATATGTCATATAGTCTCCAAAAACATTATTTTTATAAAAAGAAATAACTTTATCATACATTTCATCGGGGTCACCTTTTTTTATTATATGACATTTACAATTACCTTTGGTTTGTGCTTTTATTGAACCCAGCATTGTCATCAAATGGTGTGGTCTTGCAGTTGTTCCTATTATAAATTCTAAATACATTATGCTTTATTTTTAAATTTTTCTATTAATCTATCGACAACTTGTATTTGTGTATAATTTGATATAACTTTTGCCATTCCATTATATGCAATTTTTTCCCTTTCTTCTTCGTTTTCATTATAATAGTTCATTTTTTCAATACAATCGAACATATCATTATATAAAACAATTTCTTCACCATCTATAAATAATTCTTCCAATCCCTTAACTACATCCAATCTATCGGTCAATACTAATTTACCACAAGCCATGCCTTCAAAAATTCTACGAGTTATTTCACCCCATCTACTGTTTTGAATAACCATTAAACCAGTATTCAAAAATTTAGTGTGTTCTTCTGCATTCATACCATTTTGATTTCCAATAGCACCCTCTGCCCAATTTGTAAGATAATCTAAAAATTCAGAACCACCTATACCTCTGCTTGTTACGCCCACATATTCAGGTTCTAAATTCATTGGAAACTGAACCATAGTATCTGCCCAATGTGGAACCCAATCACAATCAATACCTCGTTTTCTATATTCTTCTGCACTTTCTCTATCAGGAGTAATTGTATAATGAAAACGATTTGCTTTTGGATAATTTCTTTCAAAATTTTGAGGGTCATCACCACTTTCCTGAATCCAAAATGCCGTAGGTTTTAGACTTTTATCCAACCATTTAGAATCAAATCTACCCCAATCCATAAATAATACAATATCGGTTGGTGTATCTTGTTGAATCCACAATTGTAATGCGGAATCATCACCATTTGGTATTGGAACTATTTCGGTTTCCCAACCTCTTTCTTTAAATTCATTTAATAAAGATAGTGGTGTTGACCAGATTTCATTTGGTTTATAGTCGTATATAAATGTTATCTTCATTTTGAATATTCTTCTCTTTTAAAATGTGTTCCATAATCATTATTACTTTCATTATTATATGGTGAGTATGGTTTCCAATCTTTTCCATTTTGAATATAATTGGTTTCTGCGGCCGCTCTATTTAATCTTAAACCATCTAAATTTATAGTTTTTAAATAATCACCCTTTGCCCACCAAAAATTTCCGCTATAAAATCGGCCGTTAAACATTACACCATATGTATTAAATTCGGTTTTTTCAAATAATTTAAATACATTTTTTACTTTTTCAATATTAAAATAATTCATAAGGTGTCTCCAACTTATTATGTTTGAATATTGAAAATCATTTTGTTTAGATGCACCCTTTGTATGAATATACAAAATATAATCGGAATCACCAAATTTTTCTAAGTCGTTTCTTATTAAATCTAAAGTAGTCCACTCATTACCTTTACTACGAACATCTCTTAGATTTGATTTTATTTTTTCTACTATATTTGTTGTTGATACATTTTCATCTGCAATAGAAACGCCAATATTTAATATGTAAGGAAAATCAAAATGATTTTTAATTAGATTAAGTTGTTCATCTATTATAGACTCTACTCCATCTATTGCATATATGTGATAATATACATGAACCATTATAAAGTATCGTAGTAGTTATTTTGTTTCTCTTGTCTTTCGATTGTTTTAGGATGTCTAATACAATATATTTCATCTGCTGGAAATGATGTATATGATTCAAACCCAACTATCCTCTCATGTACTTTATTCATCCATCCAATTTTGTCTGAGTTTTTGTAAATACGAGTTTGAACATCTGGAAAATTTACCCAGCCCTTTTCATTTACGTTCCATCCCCACTTTTGAATATGTGCGTCGGTCAATCCTTCAACTGTATTGATTCTTGGAACGACAATCATATCCTTATCGGTGTTTGCATCCAACAGGGATTCCATATTAACAATTAAGTCCGGTGTTAAATATTCATCGGCATCTAACTGAAATATCCACTCACCTTTACATTGTGAGTTTAATAAGTTTTTCCATTGTGCAAAATCATTATCAAATTCGGATTCAATAAGTGTAATGTGGTCTGCCTTACCTTGTAATTCCAAATACTCAACCAATTCAACAGGTGCTTTTGGTGTATCTAATAGCACTACAATTTCCGAATTTTCTTCTTTGTAGTTTAATAATTGATTTACCAGTCTAATTGTTTCTTCGACTTCATTACAAGCCGTTATTGCGTAACTTAATTTCATTAAAATATTTTTTCGTCTGTTGAATTTGTATAACTCCATGCAGAACCACTCGGGTATCCATATGTAGTTGATGTTGATGGGTTATATGTATTTAAAATACCCGTACTACCTGTACCAAATGATGCTATATTTGGATTGGCAATTGTAATAAATCCGGTAGTTCCAGGTGTTGTTGTAATTGTTGTTCCCGTCGGTGTTTCAGGTCCTCTTGTTCCGTATGGATTAATTCCTGTCCAATTTGGATAAACTGTTTTAAATGTATTATGGTCTACAATTACTCCACCCATAGGGATTGTATTGTCATCTACTTCTGCTAACTTTTCTTTTAAGTAATCCCATTGTTTTGGAGTAATTGCAAATTCATGCACTCCTTCCGTAAATCCTTTTAACCAAATAACGAATTCTTTTGATGTCATAACTATGATATTCTTTTTTGTGATTTTTTATCTATTCCAATTACATTTTTACTTTTTGGGGTCAATTCATTTACATCCATATTCAATTCTATAACTTTACCAAATCCACTTATTTTATAAGTCCTATATGAATCATTTGATACAACAGGAATTTTTGAAACAATTTCTTTATAGAATTTTTTTGCACCACCTTTCATTTCTAATAATTCCGTATCTTCATTGATAAATTTGCCAAAAAATCTTTTTATTATTTGTGGACTTATATTTGATACTTTAACGGCATGTACAATATCTTTGGATACAGATGCAAATAAAGTATAGATTATAGGTGCAGTTGTATCACTATATCTACCCTTTGTACCATCCACATATTCGTATTCTTTAATCAAATAAAATTTACCTCTTGTCATTTTATTTGGACTAATTACATATCTATCATCTATGAATTTTCGATATATTGGATTATAATTTATCATTATTTGCTTAACATTTTCAATTTTGGTAATTGTAATTGTTGGAATTTTGGTTGTATCTTACTATAAATACCATACTGATTTAAAATGGTATCAAATCCTTCTGTCATCTTTGTTAAGCTAAATGTTTGTTTATTGTGTTTTCCCAATTTAGATGATTCGGTTTTATATTTGTTATAATTTTTATAAACATCCTTCATTGCAACTAATGCTTTTGAAATATTTACATTAAACCATTGTGATTCTTTTAAAAGGAATTGGTCTGCTGCTGATTCATGTACAGGTTTTAACTCACCTTCTAATAATACTGCACCTTGTTTTAAGAAATCAATGTGTCCACTCCAATTACTTACGATAACCGGCTTACCTGTCAAACTAAATTCTAAAAGAGGTCTACCAAATCCTTCACCTTTTGTAAAGTTTAACATTGCTTTTACCTTTTTGTGTTCATATAACCCATTCATTTCGGATGGAGTTAAGTCACCATGTAAAAGATAAATTGGAACCGACTTATAATCTTTTCCCAATACCTCTTTAATTTTTTTAATAGTAGTTTCTCTATCTATTACACTAAATCCTGCTGAACTAGTTTTAAGAACTAATGCTGGTTTAACCTTTTCGTTTTTGAATGCCATTGCAAATGACTTAATCATCATTCCCACATTCTTTCTATCTTCACCCAAATCACCTCTCAACCAATGTCCTACGAATAAGAAAGCAAAATCTTCTTTGATTGTATCTAATTCAGTTACATTCACCACATCATCGGTTCCAAAATCCATTTCATCAAATCCTTCAAAAAGAATCTCAACTGGTTTTTGAATTCTATGTTGTGCTATTAATTGCTTTGTATTGTTGTCGGCCTCATTATAAACACTATCTACTAAACTCTTTTTTGAATGTTCAGATGGTACTATAATTAAATCCATTCTATTACAACCATGCACCCAATCTAATGGACAATGTGTTGTTTCAATTGCTGCGGTAATTCCAATGTTATAATGTCCTACTGCTTGAAATTCATTTGGTACAGTAACCTGAATATAAATGTCAGGCTTTTGTTCTACTTTTGGAATAATACTATCAACTATCCACTTATGAAATGGATTATCATAATTGAGTGAATCCATTGGAGTATTACCCCAACGAGTACTAATTACTTTAATTTCAAATTTATCTAATTTATAAAGAGAATGTAATAAATCTCTCGCGTGGTCACCATATCCACTTCTTGTTGCTATTGGTGCCTGAAATACTAATGTTGGTTTCATACTATAACTCTATTAATTTAAATTTTTGTTTCGGTTTCCAATTTTCAAATGCACCTTCCATACCATCGACTAATTCTTTACACATTGCTTCTCTACTTAACAATCCTTCTCCTAAGAAATGTTTTCTACCTTTTAATGCAGCTGCATCTCTATCTTCTTTTGGCATTTTATACCAATCCATAATCAATGGAGTAATATCTTCAAAATCAACTCTATCATCAAAGATATATGGAGTAGGAACCGAACCTGTCGTAGAACGAACTGGCCAAATTGGTTTAACCCAATCACCCCAAACTACACCCGCTTTTCTATGTCTATCATGTAAAGAACCAATTTCAACATAATCTTCTGCGGTCAGTAATCTACCTGTACCATTTTCTCTAAATCCACATTGGTCTTGTAAACCACCTGTAACCGTTACTATAATTGGTGTTCCTGCCATTACTGATTCTGCCGTTGCTAAACCAAATCCTTCATTGGATGCCACATTAATTGTCACATCACCTATATTATATAACCAATTTAATTGTTCCTCAGAATATCTATTTGGTGCAAATACTACATTGGTTTCAGGTGAACAACATTCTGCAATTGTTCTTGGTAAATCCGTTCCATGTTCTTCAACAGGAGCAGTGTGCATTAATAAACACACTTTACTTCTTTCTTCGGGTCTTAATGCTTCTACAAATTTGTCAAATGCTAAGATTACATCAATTGGTTGTTTTCTACGAATATTTCTATTGTTCCAATAAAGAACAAATTCATATTCTTTATCTCCAAATATACTTTCTTTAAAATCTTTTGGAACTTCAACTGGTTTATATAAATCCGAATTGATACCATGTGGTACATAACTTACTTGCCAATCTGCAGGCTTAGTCCAATGTTTTTCTTTATCCCAACCCCAAACTCTACGGGTAATACCATATGTTTGTTTTGAAATACATCCAATCCAATCACAACTTTCGTAGTAATCTCTATTATATTTAGGGTCTGGTAAATCATCCCAAATATGATAAAAGAATAAAGGACAAGTTTGTCTAATTTCATGCTCAATATCATATAACCATAACCAATATCTCGGGTCGGTAAAGTGTAAAATTGCATCAGGTTTTTCAACCATTAGTAATTGACGAATTACATCGGCATTACCATAACCATCAAATGGATATATTTTAACACTTGCGTCCTGAACTCCTGTTTGTTCTCTAACACTATCGTTTAAATCAAATACTTTACCTGCTTCAGGATGTTTGATTGCTGCACCTAATTGTACCCAATCATATTTATCAACAGTTCCTAAAACTAATTGCTTAGAAACATTTGCAATACCACTTGCCATTCTTAAATCATCCGCCAATAACAGAATCTTCTTTTTTGCCATAACTTTTAAAATATATATTGTTTAATTTAAATTTTTTAATCCTCTATCACACAATCCTCTATGAAAAAACTCACACCATTCACATAGTTTAGTTGCATTCTTTGGGTACTCTATTTCCGTTTTATAATTACCATCTTTGTCAAATACACTCTCTACAAACTCCGTAAAACCCTTCCAGGCTTTATTCACAGACACCTTACCATTCGCAGGTATGTGTTTACTAATTCTATGTGTTGGAACATCCTCTCTTACCTCTACTTTTCTTTTCAAAATGATAAACTCAACATCAATCACATCTTCGGAAATACTTAGTAATTCAGCATAGAACTTTTTGTATAAAAGGATTTGTGCACTTTTAACTGGGTCTGATTTTTGATACTTACTCCAACCTCTTGTAGAAGTTTTAAAGTCAATTATTCTGTATCTACCTGTAAATGTATCTCTGATAATCAAATCTATGAAACCCATAAAGTTTACATTCTCCGAAATCTTTGTGTTTATAGGTTGTTCAATTGCTACCAACTCATCGTGTTTTAACGAAAAGAATTTGTTGAAGTTTTTGGGTTTTTGAAACCAATCTAATAAGACATTTCCATCTTCTAAAAACTCTACCATTTCTTCTTTGGTGCATATTGTAGTATTTCCTATTTCTCCTTCGGTCTCTTTAAGATATGCATCTCTCATTCTTTCTTTTAAATACTCTTGTAAGTCAATCATCTTGTCAGCTTGTGACTTTGATATTCTTAAACATTTCTCCAAATAGTTTTGAAGTGTCTCATGCATTGCGGTTCCAAAGATTGAATGAATGTTAGACGATGACTCACCTAACTTATCTATGTATGCTAATTTGTATTGTTGTGGGCAGTTATGCCACATGCTATATTGTGAAAATGATACTCTTGCCATAATAACTGTAATATAAGACAAATAATTGGATTTACCAAATTATATCTTAAGTTTTAGTTTAGTTATCTGCTTTTTATCTATACCATATTTTTCACAAACATATTTCATATATTCTCTACCTTCTCTTGTTGAATAAAGAACCTCTAAATAATCAATTGCCTGATTTTCTGAACAATCGTATTCTTTCTTTAGAAGGTCTACTATGAACTGTTCGTATTTATCTTCGGATTTTCCTTTAATGTATTTCAAAAAGTATTTACCTTTTGGAATAACATTAATATACAAACTATACATTTCTTTGGGGGAAAGAGTTTGAGTTAGGGGTAATATAGACGCAATCAATTCAACCCATTCAGGCTTCATTGATAAAAATCTATTAATCATAAAGTTACTCCAAGTTTTTAAATCTTCTTCTGAAAGTTTGTCAAAATACTTTGGGTCTTGTATGGTAGTTATTGCATTAATATGGTCAAATAACTTTTGTGCCATTATTCTATGATTTTTGTTTCTTGTAGTTCTTGTGGAAGTAATTCATTTAAAGGTTTACCACAAGTTGCACATACATACAATTCAATCGGCATAACCGAATCCTTTGGTGCACCTGTTAGTAATCTACTAATTTTTTTGAATCTATAACCTGGTAAGAAAATCTTTCCACCACAATCACAATCCATATCTCTTGCGTCATTTAAATTAAAATTCGGTGGTAATTGTTGTTGTTGTTCCATTATTTTATTATGTTTAATATTTGTATAATTGTAGACATAAATACGATTTCTTTATCTACTACTAATGCATCTTTTGAAAGACCATCTGCAATAGTTAAAATCACATTTGCTACATTTCCTGTTGCGTATTCATCCACTTTGTCGTATAACATTGTATACATTTCCGAATAATCGTTTAATTTGTTGTCTGCTACTGCCTGTCTAATTTTCATAAACATATTCCTCTTATCATCACTTTCTTTTAAAAGGTCAATAAGTTTGGTTGCAAAGTTTGCTTCAACCATTACTCTATGGTCTACTTTCAATTCTCCCTTTGCAGATTGTAATTGACAAGTATTAAGTATTCTTCTAATATCTGGATAATATGAATTAATCACATCAGCCATATTCTTTGGTTCATACTTAATCTTTTCAGCATCTAATATCTTTGCTACCTGAACTGCAACATCCTTTTTAGTTGGAGGAGTAATTGCGAAAGATTGACATCTACTTTGGATAGGGTCAATGATTTTCTCAATGTAGTTACAAGTTAGGATGAAACGACAATGCTTGCTGAATGTTTCCATTAAGTTTCTCAAAATCGCTTGTGCTCCTGGTGTCATATAATCAAACTCATCTAAGATGATTACTTTGAAACCTGCAAAACCAACCGATGATGCAAAGTTCTTAACTTTTGTTCTTACCGTATCAACATTGTTCTCATCCGATGCGTTGATAATCATAAAGTCACATTTGATTGTGTTTACGATTAGTTTAGCAAGTGTGGTTTTACCCGTGCCCGCTTTTCCATACAACAATAAATGTGGTATGTCGTTTGCATCTAAATACTGCTGAATTGTTTCTTTGATGGTTTCATTACCAACATAGTCAGCAAGAGTTTGTGGACGGTATTTCTCCACCCACAAACTATGTTCTCTTTTGTTTATATCGTTTGCGAAAAAACTCATATTATTTTCCAGTTGAACCGAATCCGCCTTCGCCTCTTTCGGTGTTTGTTAATTCTTCTACTTCTTCAAACTCAATCGGAGGATGTGGGATAATCATAATTTGCATAATTCTATCACCAACACCATATACGAAACTACCACTTTGAGATGATAATGACCTTTGATTAAAAGTTGCCTGTATTTCACCTCTATATCCACTATCAATTACACCTACCGAATTACTTAATGATAAATCGGTTTTGCGAATAGATGAACGAGGGAATACTAATCCTACAAATCCTTTTGGTATTTCCATTGCTAATCCTGTTCCGTATGTAATTTGTGTACCATCAAACTTCATTGATGTTGCAATCAAATCCATACCGGCATCACCATCTTTTGCATATGTTGGTATTACTGCTTCTGGACTAAGCTTCTTTATTTTGACTTGCATTTTGTTCTGCTCTTTGTTGTTTTGTTTCTTCACTAATTGGTCTTGGGAAAATTCTAAATGTCATTCCATTTTGTTGAAAATTCAATCCTTCACCTTCGTTTGGTTGTAATTGTAAAACCAATGGAGCAGGTTCTTCACCTTCGTTTGACCATGCAAATACAATTGGTTCATTGTTAAAAAATTGAAAACACCATTCTGCATCTGCAATTGGTTGTGCTTCTGCGACTTCAATACTACCTGCGTCTTGTTGTTGTAATTCGTCTTGTGGGAATAATTCATAACCAACTTCTGTTGGAAATAATTCTAATTGTTCTTTTGCCATTTTATTAATTTGAGATTTCTACTAAATAATACTTGCAAATAAAGTCATCGATTTGAAATTGAACATTTGCCAAACCATCAGTTGATACTTTTAATTTTGCAGATGTTGCTTCTTTGTTTGCGGTAAGGATTTCTTTTAAATATTTTGCGGAGAATGAAATTGGTTTAACATCACCATCAAATGATTTTGTTGCAGTAAATGTTACTCTATTTGTCGAAATTGAAGAATAACCAATTGCCATCTTTAAATCACCACCTTCGGTAAATACCGTAAATGTATCCACATCACTCAATGCACCCTTTGCTTTGATAAATTTGTCAATCATAGTTGACGCCATTTCGATGTCAATATTGAAATCAGGTAATTGCTTCAAATCTGGTACAGGTGGAATAACTCCTAAATCTGCCAATTGATACGATGTTTCTGTATCATCGGATGATAACTTTAATGATACTGCTTTATCACCTGCTTTATCTACTTTCAATGTAATGTCGTTATCTAATACACCAATCATATTTTTTAATAATGATGTTGTGTAAATACCTACATTAAATGGGTTAGATGTGAATGCGTTGAAATCAACCTCACCTAATAATGTTTTATCATCAGAAATAAATCTAACTGATAACTTTGTTCCTTCTGCGTTCCACGCTACTGATTCAATAAGTCCACCTAGTGAATACTTTTGAATGAATTTTAATAAATTGTTTTTGTTCATGTTTTATGTTTGTTTTACTAATATACGATTAATTTTTTAGATTTCCAAAAATTATATTAAATGTATTTCATTATTTATTAAATCTGTCATATTTGATTGAATATTTATTTTATTTTGGTAAGTATATACATTTTTAATTTGTTCTACCAATTCATCAAATTCAGGATGAGTAGACATCCATACGGCTTGTCTTTCATATATTTCTTTATTCATAGCTTCCCAATGTGCAATTTTTCCAAAATATACAGTTGTTTCTTTTAATTGAGTTCTACTTTTAATTCTTTTTTCAAATTTAGAATGAATTAATTTAACAAAGTCAAACATCTCTTTATAATTTGTTTGCTGTACTACAAATGATAATCTTAAATCTCTTATGGAATCTATTTCACCAATAAAATCTAAATTTTCCATTAACATATCCCATTTACCACCAACTCTTGTTACATTTTCATATGTTTCCTTTGTTGCTGCATCAATTGATATTTCAACCGTTTTAATATATGGATGTGCGTTTTTAATTAAATCCCATTGTTTTTTATTAAATAAATTTGCATTTGTAGATAGATGTAAGTCCATTATATTTGGATATAATTTTGGGTCAAACTCTTGTAAAAACTTTCTAAATGATTTTGATGCAAATGGGTCTCCAGAACCTGTTATGAATATTTTTCTAACATCCTTTGCGTAAAATTTATTTATAAAATCTATTGTTGTATTTATTTTATCAACTTTGCTACCATCTGCCATTATAAAATCAAGTCTGCATGATGGGCATTTTAAATTACAACTCCAATCAAATGTAAAATTAATAGATGCAGGTGTTGAATTTACGTGTGGGTTATCCGATATAACATACCCATCCCAATCTTTAAATGGTAATTTTGTCTTTTCAACAAAGACATCGGGAACTTGATTGGTATTTAATAATGTATTTAAATGAGGACACAATTCTTTACTGCAAAATTTATAAGAACCATCTAACATTGATTCTCTTATTTCTTTTGTAAAATCGTGATTCCAAACATCTATGTTTTCTATACCATTGTCGTATGTATGAAATATTGGATGTGGTAACCAAGACGCACAACATAAATGCGTTCTTCCTTCAAATATTTCAATATGTCTAAATGGAATTTTACAAACATATTTTTTTAATTTATCAATCATATTAATTCATTTCTTTTTGGAAAAAGTAAACTATGAATATAATTTCCGAATTTATATTCATATTTTAAATCTCTATTAATTTCAATTAAATGGGTTTGATTAAAAATAAGAATATCGTTTAAAGATTTTAATATTTCATCACATTCTTCGTTTGATAAAGAATTTAATCTTATGATTTCGTTATATATCATTTCAAATCGTTTTTTATCATCCATTTCTGAATCATAACTTTCATCTATAAATGGTGAAAATGTTTTGAAACCCAATTGTTTTAAAAATTTTAATGTGTTTGCTCTACCTAATAATATAAACGGATGTTGATGTGCAATCGGTTTATATGTCTTTTCACTAACGTAATTATAATTTTCATAAAACATAGTTTCCGCAACTATTGAAAAATAAGATTGTTCATATACCCATTTATTTTCAGTTCTATATCCTTGAACCGATTCCATATCCTCAGTATCTATAACTTTTCTTTTGGATTCTTTTATAAAATCTACAAACTCTTTTGTAAAATTTCTAAGTGCACCTTTGTTATTTTCAACATCAATATCATATGATACCAAATTTTCATTAATAAAATTTTTATCATAATACCATAGTTTTTCTAATAATTCCATTCTATGTCCTCTAAACCTTCTAATTGGGTAATTAAATTTATTTTGTTTTTGAAATATATTATTTTCATTTAATAATTGGGATTCGTATAATTTAAGTGTTTCTGTCGATTTCCTAGCTAAATGCCATTGAAAATTATAATTTTTAAAATTTATTCCTTCTAAATCAAATGAATTATAAACATATATAAATCTATCTTTGGGTATTCCATATTTATTTAATAATTTTTTAATTAATAGTATATCAAGTTTATTCGCATCTCCCTCATGTGCATGATTTAGTAAAATGTATCCTTTTTTTTCTTTTATTATTTTTAATATATCCTCATTAATAAAATTAAAAAAACTTTTTTCATCTTCAATTATACCATTTAATAAATCGGTCAATTGTACATCACTTTCATATCCTAAACAAGTAAAGAATCTACTAAAACTTTCTATTGGATAAATAAATTCATAGTTCAATCGTTCTGCTATATAATCGAATATTATTTGATTTGAATTTTTAAAATTTATATTACTAAATACTTCACTACTTAAAAATGAATTATTTACCGATGGTGGAACATTATATAATTCGGTGTGTTTATTAACGTATTCATTTAAAAAATCAATTTCACCATAATTTTTAAAAATATTTTTTATAACAGACCAAGATACACCATTTGGTATGGGTGAATCATATAAAATTCTATCATAAACTAAAGATATTCTACTATTCATTTTAATCATTTATAAAACCTGATATTATTAATGTTAATTTATTTTCCAACGAACCATTTGAAGACATGTGTAATTCTGTACTATCCCACATCCACGCATCTCCTTTTTTCCAATTTGATAAAACGGAATCACCTATCATTAAAACTTGGCCAAAACTCCAGTCATTCATAAAAACACATATTCTATATGGTGTTTTATTTTTTTTATCAGTTATTCCTCTAAAATGGTCTCTATGAGGTGATATAAAATATCCTGGTTTGTGATAATGAAAATTCGTATTAACCATTTCTATTGGGAATTTTTTAATGTATTCAATCATATAGTTTGGATAATCTTCATAATAAGATTTTTCAACATTTGTATTTTCACCATAACCAGCTTTAATTGCTGCCTTTGATTCCAAATCAAATGAATCATCATAATGATTTACTTTATTGTCTCTAAATTTAAAATCTTGTAAATTTATCGTAAAATCAAAATCGTAATTTCCTAAAAATTTATACATTTATTTATTTTTTAAATTATCTAATTCCATATCTCCCATAAATTGGGATAAACAAATTCTTCTATATTTCGTTCCTCTATTAAATATTGATAATTCTAAATCACTAATATTACCCAATCCGAATATAACAGATTTGCTTGCAATTAGATTATTTTCTTTACATATTTTTAATTGTGTCTTTCTATATTTGTTATATACAGAATCAAAGTCAAATTTATCCATAATATCAATTGCAACTTTTAATCCAATTGGTGATATCATACACATAGAATTTGCAACATCTATCCCATCATCTTCATATTCTTTTTTAAATCTAATTCCAATTCTTAATCTTTCGCAACCATAAAATCCTTTAGTAAAGCTAAAAGAAACACATTTTATACAATCATAATTTAAATTTAAATTTATATTACCCGCCATAATCATATATGCACAATCAATCAATACTGGAATATTTAACTCTTCACATTTTTTTAAAATATTATCCAAATTATCAGGTTCATTACCACTATCTGAAAATGGTACCGATATTATCATAAAATCATTTTCATTTAAATCCGCATCTTCATAGTAACAAAATTCTATTTTATTTCTTGTACAAATTGAATGATAAAAAAAATCACCTTTTAATATTCTTAATCTTTTTTTATTATTTTTAAAATACCACTCATCAAAAGATTGAGCCGTTCCATATGTGCAAGTCAATTCTTTAAATGAATCCAATCCAATGATTTTATTATTTTTAGAATTTAGTATCCAATTTTTATATTTTTTTAAAAAAATTGATTGTAATTCGGAATTATATAAGTTATCAATTGTAGAATATATAGAATTTTTAACTTGAGAATAAAACTCCATATCAGGTACGGGTCTTGCTGCTTTATTTTTTAAATCAAACTTTATCATTACTTTAATATGGTTTCATTAATAAAATTAATAAACATTTTTTCTAATTTTCTATCTTTATTCATTTCAATTAAATGATTTTGATTAAAAATAAGAATATCGTTTAAAGATTTTAACATTTCATCTAATTTTTCTTTTGGTAAAGAATTTAATCTTATAATTTCTTCATATACCATTTCTAATCTTTTATCATCCTTTATTTCAAAATCATAACTTTCATCTATAAATGGTGAAAATGTTTTGAAACCTAATTTTCTTAAATATCTTAAAGTATATGGTCTACCTAACAATATAAATGGATGTTGGTGTGCTATTGGTTTATATGTTTTTTCACTAATGTAATTCCAATTTTCATTAAAATAAGCTTCACACACTACCGTAAAATATGATTTTGAATATACATCTCTATTTTCACAACCATATCCACCTAATTCGGACATATTATATTCATCTATATTTTTATTTTTAGATTGTTCAATATAATTTTTAAAATTTTCATTTTTTGAATATATGTTCAATGCATTATTATTATTTTCCATATTTACATCGTATGAAATAATATTATTTTTTATAAAATTATTATCATAATTATATAATTTTTCTAAGAGTTTTATTCTATGCTCTCTAAATCTTCGTATAGGAATATGAAATATATTTAATTTTTTATATATGTTATTTTTATTTAAAAGATTAACTTTATTTAATTCAAATGTTTCTATTGATTTTTTAGATAAATGTGTATCATAATTATATGATGCAAATGGTGTATTTAATTTTTTGAATGAATTATATATTAAAATAAATTTGTCTTTTGGTATATTATATTTTTTTAATAATTCTTCTAAAAATTGAATATCTAATTCGGTAACATGTCCTTCGTGAAAACAATTTAATACAATATATCCTTTAGCATCTTTTACTAATAGTAAAATTTTTTCATTAATATTTTTAAAAAAACTATTTTCAATTTCCATTCTATTTTCTTTCTGCATGAGTTCTTTTAATTCTTCTTCCTTTTCATATCCCAAAGAAAAACAAAATTTTCCAAAACTTTCAACCAAATATAAAAATGGTTCATTTTGATTAGCTTTCATATCTTCCCACAATTGGAATGTGGATTTTATTTCATATTCATAAACAGGTGTTCCTAAAAAATAATTTGCATAAATTGGTGGAGTTTCATAATAATCTTGATAATTTTTGATAAAATCATTATTAGTAAACTCATCATATTTTAATAATAGATTAAGTATTTTATCAAATGGAATTGCATTTGGTACACTAAAGTTACCAATTATTCTATCATATGCTATTGCAATTTTATTCATAGTTCTATTCTAAATATTAAAATGCGAAAAACTTCTTTGCAGTCTTTGTATCTGCGGTGACTTTATCCCACTTTAATGCGTTATAAAAGTCATCCAATTTGTTTTCTAATTCTGCTTCAAATATTTTGTTTCTATCTACATAGGTTTCCACAAAATCCATAATTTCCTTTGGGTCATTATAATCTTTGAATGCAACTGTATCCAATCCTAATGGGTTGTCTTTAAGATATACCCACTTTACTTTATCACCATCTCTAATTGGTTCGTGCTTATATGGGCAATTGAAGAATTTTAATAATCTATTGTATGTTATTCCGGCTTTAACGTGTGCAGGTGTTCCTTTCTCAAAGTTTGCTACTGCGTCACCTGTTTTCCAACTACCATTATCATACTTACTCAATTCTTTCAATGCTCCACCTTTTGCGATTGTATTTACAGGAAGTGTTGGTAAACTTTTCTTAAAGGTCAATAAAGTATCATCAATATAATCGTGTCCCTTACCCATTAGAATATCTTTCAACATTGTGGACATAAATTTTTGAAATGCTTTAGGGAACGAACTTCTAACTACATCCAATCCTTTAACATCTAATTTGTCACAAGGTATTCCGTTTTTCAAAATCATCCATTGTGCATATCTTTTCTTTGCTACCCAAAATCCTGCTTTACTGATATATTCCTTTTTAATCTCAAATCTATGTTTGTCTTTTGGAATAAAGAAAAATCTCTCTGCTAATAAGTCGTAGAATGAGTTTAAGAATGTTTGTGTTTCGGTTGCAATATTGTCTACCTCAACTGCCATCCTCTTTTCATCAAATTGTTTATAGTCTGGGTATCTATGCTTTACCAAAGGTTCTGCCATCATATAGATTGAGTCAGTATCAATATAAACATTGTAGTCATCGGTTGTTCCCAATTCTTTCCAATATTTTCTATTTGCCATTTCAGCCGTCTTTTTAATTACGACTTGTCCTGTTAGTGTCACTGCTTCTGCATTATCCACATCATAGAAACGAAATGCCGGCAAACCTAACACACCATACATTGAGTTCAAAAGGATTTTCTGAACGTGTTGTCTCTTACCATAGAACTCATATAATTCGGTATTTTTTTCCTCACCATATTTCTTTTCTAATTTACGATATTCAACTCTTTTGTTAAACCATGTATTTAGAATATCCGCAATCAAACCTGGTTTATCTTGCATATAAAGAACTCCATTAGCTGCTACACCCAAATTACTATCTTTGATAACATCTGCTAATTCCTGACGGTTGTATTCGTATTCATCACCATCCTTACCTTTTAACTTATAAGTGATTTCCTCACCTTTGATATATTGTTCTGCATCCCAATTTGAAATCTTACCAATCTTTGTTTCAGGTGAGATATTTAATGTCATAATGATTGATGGGTATAGAGATGTTAAATCCAAATCATATATCCAATCATATTTTCCAACAATAGGTTCTTTCACATATGCTCCAATAAACTTTTCTTGGTCGTTATCTCTCAAAGCCTGCATTCTTTCTCTCCTATCAGCGGGTTTGTTTGTTGCAACCATATTTTTAGTTTTAAGGTATGCCAAACAAGCACCTTCCAACCACTTTGACGAAAACATATAATCTTCGTAAGGAACATAGCCAGCGTGACATATCGCCCTACATAAATCTATAAACTTTAACTTCTCATCCATTGATACCACTAAGTCCACATCGACAATATTATACTCAATGAATTTTTCCAAATCATTTACGAACAAATCATCCAAACTTCCTTCATACTCCACCTTACCTCTACCCAATTCTTTTGTTGCAATATGATTGAGTGTATATGAACTTTCTAAACCAAAATTATATTGTTTGTATAGACTGATATAATCCAAAATAGATACACCACCGAATGTCCACTTCTCTCTATAA